ATACAAATCCAGTAAGGAGGAAATCAAAATGGGAGTCGAATTCGACTTTAGTGGCTGGGCCACTAAGAACGGACTTAAATGCTCTGATGGTCGTGTGATTATGCATGATGCATTTAAGGACAATGATGGACAGACTGTTCCTCTTGTTTGGAACCATCAGCATGACAATTCATCGAACGTGCTTGGTCACGCTCTCTTAGAGAACCGCGATGAAGGTGTTTATGCCTACTGTTCATTTAATGATTCTGAAGCTGGTCAGAATGCAAAGCTATTAGTTAAACATGGCGATGTTAATGCATTGTCAATCTATGCTAATCAGCTTAAGCAGAAAGGCTCAGAAGTAATTCACGGTGCAATTCGTGAAGTAAGTCTTGTATTAGCAGGTGCTAATCCAGGAGCTTTAATCGATAATCTTTACTTCGCTCACAGTGAAGAAGTAATTGACGATGAAGCAATCATTTATACAGGCGAAAATTTAGTTCTTTCACATAGCGATAAGGAAGATGAAGAGCCTGAAGAAAAAGAAGAATCAAAGAAAGATGAAGAAGAAGAATCAGAAGATGAACCAGAAAATGATGAAGAATCTGAGAATTCTGATGATGATCTAAAGCATAGTGATGATTCTAAAACAGTAAAAGAAGTCTTTGATTCGTTAAATGACGATCAGAAGACAGTTGTTTATGCAGTTATAGCAGAACTCATGAACGAAGAAGAGACTGCTAACAAAGATTCCGAAGGAGGAAATGAAGATATGAAGCACAATGTATTTGATAATGAACAGCAGCAGGATGCGGTTCTTATGCACAATGCAATGAATGAGATTATTAAGGATGCTAAGTCAAAGGGTTCACTTAGAGAGAGCTTCTTAGCACATGCTGATGAATATGGTATCAAGGATATCGAGTGGTTATTCCCAGATGCTAAGAATGTTGTAGAAGGTGGAACTCCAGGTTTCATTAAGAGAAATCCTGATGAGTGGGTTTCAGTCGTTATGAACGGTGTTCATCATACACCATTCAGCCGCATTAAGATGATGTTCGCTGATCTTAGAGAAGATGACGCTAGAGCTAAGGGTTATGCTCAGAAGGGTAAACTTAAGAAGGAAGAAGTATTTGGACTTATTAAGAGAACTGTAGAGCCAACAACAATCTACAAAAAGCAGAAGCTTGATAGAGATGACATCATCGATATTACAGATTTCGATGTTGTTTCATGGCTTAAGGGCGAAATGAGAATGATGCTTGACGAGGAAATCGCGAGAGCAATTCTTTTCGGCGATGGCCGTTCAACTGTATCTGAAGACAAGATTAAGGAAACAAATATCATTCCAGCTTGTTCAGATGCTGCACTTTATACAATTAAAGAGACACTCCCAAGCTCATATACAGCTAAGGATGTAATTAAAGCAGCAGTTAAGGGTCAGAACGATTATGAAGGTTCAGGAAATACAACCATGTTTGTTGCTAACACAACAGTAACAGATATGCTTCTTCTTGAAGATGGAATGCAGCATAGACTTTACAAGGATGTTAATGAGTTAGCTCTTGCTTGCTCAGTAAACAGAATTGTTAAGGTTCCAGCATCTATTATTCCAAAGGGTGTTGTAGCACTTATCGTTGACCTTAAGGACTACAATGTTGGTGCTGATAAGGGTGGATCAATCAACATGTTTGATGATTTCGATATCGATTACAACCAGCAGAAGTATTTGATTGAGACACGTTGCTCAGGTGCTCTTTATAGACCATTCTCATCAGTTGTAATCAAAGAAGCTGATGCATCAAGTGCAGCAGGCTGATAATTTCAAAATGGAGTAATTAAATATGTCTAAGTTTTATGGAAAGGTCGGATACATCCGAACTGAAGAAAAACGTCCTGGGATATATGAAGAAATAGTTACCGAAAGGTTCTATTACGGAGATATTACCAGGCGTTCTTTACGTTGGGAAAATACCGGCGCAATAAACGATAGCATTAATCTTACAAATGAGATTAGTATAATTGCTGACCCATATTGTTATGAACATTTCTCAGAGCTTAGATACATTGAATTCATGGGCGCTAAATGGAAAATAGCCTCTATTCAAGTTGAGCGCCCAAGAATCACTCTAACGTTAGGAGGTTTATACAATGGGCAGTAGAATTGACCTTCAGAGTAAATTGGAGGATATTCTTGGTTCAAGAAATGTATATTTTCAACCTCCAGAAAACCTAAAAATTAAATATCCAGCAATCATTTATTCATTGAATAACATAAATTTAAGATTTGCGGATAACATGCCTTATATGAAAGGCAAAAATTATACAGTTATATTGATACATACTGATCCAGATAACGAAATCGTCGACAACATGTTGGCGGCTTTTTCTTATATTAGTTTTGAAAGAAATTACATATCTGAAAATCTGTATCATTACGTATTTGAACTTTATTTCTAAATCCACAAGGAGGAAAATAACATGTCAAAAATTACATGGGATGCTACTGGTGATCGTTTATACGAAACTGGTGTAGATAGAGGTGTACTCTATCCAATTAATATCGAAGGTAAGTATACACCTGGTGTGGCTTGGAATGGTCTTACAGGTGTAACAGAATCACCTTCAGGTGCTGAAGCTACAGCCCTTTACGCAGATAATATTAAGTATCTTTCACTCTACTCAGCAGAGGAATTCGGTGCAACAATCGAAGCTTACACATATCCTAAGGAGTTTGAATCATGTGATGGTTCAGCTGAACTTGGTGAAGGCGTTGTTATCGGACAGCAGACACGTAAGGTATTTGGTCTTTGCTACAGAACTCTTGTAGGTAACGATGTTGATGCACAGGATCATGGTTACAAGCTTCATCTTATTTATGGTTGTATGGCTTCACCTTCAGAGAAAGGTTATCAGTCAGTTAATGACTCTCCAGAGGCAATTACATTCTCTTGGGAAGTTACAACAACTCCTGTTAATGTTGCAGGATTCAAGCCAACAGCTACACTTATTATCGATTCAACAAAGATTAAAGAAGATAAGCTTAAGAAGATTGAAGACATTCTTTATGGTAAGACAGTTCCTGCTTATGATAATTCAAAGACATATGTCGTTGGAGATCTTGTTATTGAATCAAATAAGACATATGAATGTACAACAGAAGTTTCATCACCGGAGTCATTTGATTCAAGCAAGTGGACAGAAACTACAAAGGATTTAGCTAGACTTCCTCTTCCAGATGAAATTAAGACAATTCTTGATGCAGTAGGCTAATAACTATTTATTAAACTTATAGGGCGTTCTTAATTGAGCGCCCTTTTTATTATTTCGAAAAGGAGAACAAATATTATGTTAAAGAAAACACTTACTTATGAGGATTTTAACGGTAATCAGCGTACCGAAGATTATTATTTCAACCTTACAAAGGCTGAACTTATGGAAATGGAATTAAGTGCTGATGGTGGACTTGAAGCAACTATCAATAAGATTATCGCAGCACAGAACGGTAAAGAGATTATGGAACTCTTCAAAGAAATCGTTCTTAAGGCTTATGGTGAGAAATCTCTTGATGGTAAGACTTTCGATAAGTCACCAGAAGTTAAGAATAGATTCCTTAACTCTCAGGCATATTCAGATATCTTTATGGAATTAGCCACAAATGCTGATGAAGCAACTAAGTTCTTCAACGGTATTATCCCTAAGGATATTGCAAATGAGGTTAAGAAACAGAATATAAAAGCAGTACCTGCTAATTAATTGGGGTGATTGAAATGCCTTTAATTGTAACCATTCCTGACCAGGATTTCTGGGATGAATATAAATGTGAATTTGTATTTGTTAAGGGTAAGACTCTAAAACTTGAACATTCTTTAGTTTCAATTTCAAAATGGGAGTCAAAATGGAATAAAGCATTTCTTACAAAAGAAGAAAAAACAGACGAACAAATGATAGATTACATTCGTTGCATGACACTTACGAAAGATGTAGATGTTGATTTATATAACTACATACCTATTGATGTCATGCAACAAATAAAGAAGTATATCGAAGCACCTATGACTGCCACATGGTTTAATGATGAGCAGTCAAATGGTGCTAAAGGTAAAGGAAATAGAGAAACGGTGACTTCTGAACTTATCTATTATTGGATGATTGCTCTTAATATTCCTTTTGAATGCCAAAGATGGCATCTCAATCGACTCCTTACATTAATACAGGTATGTAATATTAAGAACACTCCACCAAAGAAGATGAGTAAACGAGAAATATTCAATAGAAATAGAGCATTGAATGAAGCTCGTAAGAGAAGTCTACATACAAACGGGTAAAGCCATGAATATTAGTATTAATTCAAAAGGCGAATGGTCAAAGACTTTCAACTTCTTAAATAAAGCATCAAAGTCTTTGTTTCATAAAAGCTTATTTACAAAATATGGTGAAATGGGTGTTCGAGCATTACAAGAAGCGACACCTAAAGATACCGGTGACACTGCCAATTCATGGTCATATGAAATAGAAGAAACTGAAGGCAGTGTAAGAATAATTTGGAAAAACTCGAGTACAACTAAGGATGGAATTCCTATAGTTGTACTTTTACATTATGGACACGGTACTCGAAATGGTGGTTACGTTCAGGGAAGAGATTTCATCAATCCTGCTATGCAACCAATATTCGATAAAATTGCGGCACAAGCATGGGAGGAGGTAGTTAGACTATGAGTAGATCTGTAGACCAGCGTATAGTCGAGATGAAGTTCGAGAACGGCAAGTTCAAAAATGATATTAAGGAAACTATTAATTCCCTTGAAAAATTAAAGAAAGAAACTGATTTTTCTGGATTACAAGATAGTGCTAAAAAATTTGATCTTTCTAAAATAAAAACAGAAGTTAAAAGTTTAAATCTAACTTTTAAAGATGTATTTAAACTAGATGTATTTAAACGATTAGCTGATGGTATTATTAATACTTTTTCAGATGTTTTTAATGTGATTCCTAATTTATGGAATAAAACTTTAAATCAGATTAAAACTGGTGGTTGGACCAGAGCAACTAATATTGATCAAGCTACATTCCAGCTTAAAGGTCTTGGAATTGCAATTGAAGATGTTAATGAACAGATAAATACGGCAGTAGAGGGAACTGCTTATGGATACGATCAGGCTGCAAAAGCGGCTTCTCAGTTAGCAACATCACAGGTCAAAATAGGAGACGGTTTTAAAACTATTTCGTTTAAAAATAGTAAAGTAGTTAAAGAAAACGTTGACGAAATGGAAAGAGCACTTGGTGCTATTTCTGGTATCGCAGCAATGACTAACTCTCAGTTTGACGATATTGCTGATATATTTACAGATGCTGCTGGTAGAGGAAAAATATCCGCAGATACATTCAATCGTATTGCTCAGAGAGGTCTTAATTCAGCTGGAGCTCTTGCTCAATCAATGGGCATATCTGAAGCTGCGGTTAAGGATTTAGCATCGAAAGGTAAAATTTCTTTCCAGGAATTTGCTGATGCGATGTATGAAACATTCTTTCTACATGCAAAAGATGCTAACACTACTTTTGAAGGTTCATTATCTAATATGAAAGCTGCCTTATCTAGATTAGGTCAGCCATTTGCAAAATCTATTCGAGATATGATGATTGGACCTTTTAATGAGTTAAAAGAAACTATTAAAAAGGTTAAATCTGAGTTAGAAAAAAGCGGATTATATGAATACTTTAATAAACTAACCAATACAATTGGTAAAGTAGTCACAACATTCATTAAACATTTTAGATT